CAAAGAACTTATACTGCAGGATCTGCTATTGCTCACACTAAAGGTAGTGGTGTTGTTCTACTATCAACTACTGCTACACCACAGATTAACCACTGGGGTTCTGCATTCCTAACTGATGGTGGATTTGATGAAGATCGTGGTTATCTCTTCTCTTGGCAAGAAAAGGAAGTTCAAATTTCAACTACTAAGAGTGCTATTTTCCTAATTCGTTTGTCGCCTAGTGTTTCTAACTCTGTTACTGGAGACCTAGGAGAAAGAGAATTAATCAACCGAGCACAATTACTACTCAAGAACATTGAGATTACTACACAGGGTGGATCATCTTCACAGGGTGTGGTTATTGAGGGTGTTATGAATCCAAAAAATTATCCCACTGATCCTACAGATATTAAATGGGGAGGATTGAATACTGGTGGTGCTGGTGGACAACCATCATTCGCACAAGTTGCATCTGGTTCTGACGTTACATGGGAGGGTGTTGCTTCAGCAATTACTGCTCCTAACGCTAATAACCAGTCTTATAATACAAACTGGGTTGTATTTAATCGAGTAGATGTTGCTGGTGTGCAGATTGGTTGGGAAGTTTCTGGTGGTGGTCTAAAAGGTGGTGCTACTGTTGCTAACATTTACAACTATGATAGCACTAGAGTATGGTTCTACCTATCTGACAGAACTACTCCTGGTACTGCTGGAAATACTACATATACTTTTGCACCAATTGTTACTGCAGCAATTCCTGGAGAACAGGTATTCTCCTTTACTGCCTCTGGTGGTGGTGAAAGAGACAACCTAGACCTATCAGAACTGAAAGAACTTACCAATACTCCAATTGGTGGACGTGGTACATTCCCCAACGGTCCTGATGTTCTAGCGATCAATGCTTATCTAACGTCTGGTAACGCGATTAATGCGACAGTTAACCTACGTTGGGCAGAAGCACAAGCATAAGGAGAGATATTAATGGCACAACCATCCAGTAGAGCAGAATTAAAGGAGTACTGTCTGAGGAAATTAGGTGCTCCTGTTCTGGAAGTCAATGTAGATGACGACCAGATAGAGGATTTAATAGACGATGCCTTGCAGTATTTTCACGAGCGTCATTATGATGGTATCGAAAGAATGTTTCTTAAGCATCATATTACTGCAGATGATGTAGAAAGGTTTAAAGGTTCTGATCAATTAGTTTCGTTACCTGGTGATGAGGGTGTTGTTACATATACTGTAACCAATGGTGGGTCAAATTATGCTGATGCTACTGCTGTTGCAACATCTACTAGTGGTAGTGGTACTGGGTTAACATTAAATATCTCAACTACTAATGGTGCGATCACAAAGATACTGGTCAATGCTGATGGTCAGGATTATGAGATTGGAGATACTATTACCGTTTCTGGTGGCAACACTGATGCAACTATAACAGTTAGATCTGTTGATAGTGATAGTATCTGGGAGAATAGGAATAATTATTTAAAGGTTCCTGATCATGTATTAGGAATATCAAAAGTATTTGGTGTGTCATCTAATTGGGTTCGTAATGATCTCTTTGGATTGAGTAACCAATATTTCTTGATGGATATATTCTCATTTTCATCTGGATTTGCTTTTGGTAATTTCGATATGACGAACTATTATATGATTCGTCAGTACTTTGAGACTCTTGATAGAATTGTCAATACTGGACAGTTAGTTGAGTATAGATGGAGTCAAAAACAAGATAGATTGTTTCTTGATCTAGATCCAGCAAAGATAGTGAAAGGTAATTACATCCTTATCGATTGTTATCGTATGCTCAATCCAGAAGAGTTTACTCAAGTATATAATGACAGATGGATTAAACCATATACTACTGCTCTTATTAAAAGACAATGGGGTCAGAATTTAATTAAGTTTCAGAATGTTCAACTGCCTGGTGGTGTCTCTCTTAACGGGGAAAAGATTTTTGCTGATGCAGAAAAAGATATTGCAATGTTGAAGGCAGAAGGACACGATCAATTTGAACTTCCTGCCATTGGTCAGATAGGATGAAGAGTATATATTTTCCCCAACATGGTGGCGTTAAAACTGAACAACGATTAATCCAAAGTTTGGTTGATGAGCAAATTAAGTTGTTTGGAACTGATGTATACTATCTTCCTCGATCAATTATAAAAGATGTTTCTTTAAATGATATTAAATATTCTGAATTTAAAACTCAGTATATGATTGAGATGTTCCTCATTAATGTGGATGGATTTGGATCACCTTCAGAATTTATTAGTAAGTTTGGATTGCGTGTGACAGATGAGATACAATTTGTCGTATCAAGAAATAGATGGAGTCAGATATTTAATAACTTTGCTGACATAACAGAAGTTGATGGTAGACCTAATGAAGGAGATTTGATCTACTATCCTTTAACAGAAGATTTGTATGAAATTAAATTTGTAGAAAGAGAAGCACCTTTCTATCAATTAGGTGATAGATATATCTATCAGATGACTGCTGAGATCTATGAAGTTGGTGAAGATAATATCGAAACTGGAATTCCAGATATTGATGTTATTGAAGAAATCTTTAGTCCATCCATTTCACTTCAAATGGATACTGCTGGAACAGGAGAATACACACAAGGGGAAACTGTGACAGGATCTGTTACAGGGGTTACTGCTGAAGTATCTTATTGGGATTTGAATTCTGATGTACTTACTGTTATTAATAGAACTGGTAATTTTAATGCTAGTGAGGATTTAACTGGTGGTGAATCTAGTACAGTAAGAAGTATCACAACAGTAGATAATCTGACAATGAATACTTCTGCATACGCAGACAATAAATACATAGAGACCGAAGGCGATAATCTACTTGATTTTACAGAAGTTAATCCTTTCGGTGAATTTGGAAACGTTTCAGGTGATTGGTAATGTTAGGACCACATTTTTATAACGAAGCAATACGTAAAACTGTTGTTGGATTTGGTACATTGTTCAATAATATTGAACACAGGAAATTTGATGCTGCTGGTAATGTATTAGAGGCAGAAAAAGTACCTCTTGCATATGGACCACAGAGTAAATTCTTAACACGTTTGGAACAAAACCCAAGTGTTGATAAGAAGGTTGCTATTACATTACCTAGACTATATTTTGAAATGTCTGGTATTAACTATGATTCTTCTAGGAAGATAGCACCAACACAGAAATACAGAACTGTCATTCAAGATTCAAAAGAAGTTCGGGTTCAATATGTACCCGTACCATATAATATGGAATTTGAATTGGGTATTATAGCAAAGTCTCAAGATACAGGACTACAAATATTAGAACAGATACTACCTTATTTTCAACCTAACTTTAACATTACGTTGAATATGATTCCTGATATGAATGAAAAGAAAGATATATCTATTATTTTGAATTCTATTAATTATGCTGACGATTGGGATGACAATTTTCTAGATAGACGAAGCATAGTATGGACCTTGATGTTTACTGCTAAGTCTTACATCTATGGACCGTTCAACAAAGCGGATGTTATCAAGAAAGCTATTGTATATGAATCACCAAATTTAAAGGGTGTTGCTGAACGTAGTACTAAGATGTCTTATACACCTAAGGCATTGAAAGATTATGATTCCGATGCAACTACAACTACAACTGCAGATCACACAGAAGTTATTACTACCATCACAGTATCTGATTCTAGTAACCTGGCGGTTGATGATAGGATTGTAATTGATAGTGAGATAATGAAGATAACCAGTGTCATTGATGCAACATCTGTTAAAGTCAAGCGACATTGGGATAGTACAACAGCAGCAACACATGCAACTGGTGCTACTGTTAATAAATTAACCACGGCTGATGATGATCTTGTAATTTCTACAGATGATTTTGGCTTTAATGAAGGTATTGAAATGTTATGACTGAAAAATTAGATAAAAAAATGGTAAAGAACATGGAGGAAGTCTTAGATATCGAAGCTTCTAATACTCCAGAGGGAGGATGTGCTCCTAGAAAAAAACAATTACGTGATGTTAATGATGATAGCAAAGATGATTATGAGTATACTAGAGGACAACTATATACTCTTATAGATCAAGGACAGGAAGCAGTACGTGATGCTTTAGAAGTAGCACAAGAATCTGGACATCCCAGAGCATTTGAAGTTGCAACTAATGCAATGAAACAAGTTGCTGATATGACTGATAAGCTTATTGATCTACAATCAAAAATGAAGAGACTTGACGAACCTACCAAAGGTAGTACTCCTACTACTGTAAATAACACTATGTTTCTTGGTAGTACAGCAGACTTACAAAAAATGTTGAAAAAAGTGGGAGCAGATGAATGACAAAAATTTCGATAGCAGTCCTTCAAACAAAGGTGGAAGCATTAATTGAAAAACAAAAAGAACTCACTGCACGAGTACGTGCTAATGAAAGAGTAGTTGCTATTGTAAGTGCCATTGGTATTGGTGCTGGTGGTATTGTAGGTACTACGGCATTCGCACCAAAGGCAGAAGCTCAACAATGGAACAGACCTACTGATTGGGTACAAATGTTGATGGACTGGGAAAACGAACAAAATAGAATTCCTCCATCTGTTACTTTAGAGAGTGCATTATCAGATCTGGATGATAACTTTGAACCAGAAGAGTTAAGTGTTTTTGTTAAAGGTGATGATGGTATGAGAATATGGAATAGTATTTTCAAAGATCAATGACTACTAGTGACAGACACGATGAACCAGAATGGGATCCTGAAAAAATTGATAAGGAATGGCATTGTGTTACAAAGATGGGTATTATAGAAACTAGGATGCTATATAATGTTGTGTGTGGATACTTGGAAATTTGGCCGGGTTCTCCTCAAAGATCTATCGAAGAACTGAGATATCTTCAAGAATTGAAAATTAAACTATTTGCGATGATTACTGATTATAATTTTACACATATATCATGAGGAGAATTAGTGGCATCTGATCAGGTATATCTTGGCAACCCGCTTCTGAAGAAAGCAAATGTTGCACAACAATTTACAAAAAAACAGGTAGAGGAATTTATTAAATGTAAGAACGATCCATTATATTTTATTAAAAATTATATTCAGATTGTTTCTTTGGATCATGGTCTTGTGCCATTTAAGTTATGGGATTTTCAGGAAGAATTAATTCAAAAATTTCATGACAGTAGATTCAATATTGCTAAACTTCCTCGTCAAACTGGCAAGTCCACAACAGTGGTTTCATATTTGTTGCATTATGCTATCTTTAATGATAATGTAAACATTGGTATTCTTGCTAACAAGGCATCCACCGCTAGGGATCTACTAGGTCGTCTTCAAACTGCATACGAGAACTTACCTAAATGGATTCAGCAAGGTGTTATATCATGGAACAAAGGTTCGATGGAGTTAGAAAATGGCAGTAAGATATTGGCAGCTTCTACATCTGCGTCTGCTGTCCGAGGCATGTCGTTCAATATCATCTTCCTCGATGAGTTCGCTTTCGTTCCGAACCATATTGCAGAGTCCTTCTTTGCCAGTGTTTATCCTACTATTACTTCTGGTACAAAAACAAAAGTAATAATCATATCTACTCCTTATGGTATGAACCACTTCTATAAGTTGTGGACTGATGCTGTTAATGGTAGGAATGGATATGCCTGGTCTGAAGTACATTGGTCTGAAGTACCTGGCAGAGATGCTAATTGGAAAGCACTGACTATTGCCAATACATCAGAACGACAGTTCACTCAAGAATTTGAATGTGAATTTTTAGGATCTGTTGATACTTTAATTTCTGCTGCAAAATTAAGAGCATTAGCATTTGAAGAACCTATTAGCAAAAATAAAGGTTTAGACATATATGTAAGACCAGAAGACAAACATGAATATCTCATGACTGTTGATGTGGCAAGAGGTATAGGTGGAGACTATTCTGCTTTTATTGTATTTGATATTACAACTGTACCATATAAAATTGTAGGAAAGTATAGGAATAATGAAATCAAACCTATGCTTTTTCCCAATGTTATTAATGATGTAGCAAGGGCATATAATAATGCATGGGTGTTATGTGAAGTTAATGATGTAGGAGATTCTGTAGCATCTATATTAAATTATGATCTTGAATATCCTAATGTCTTGATGTCTGCCATGCGTGGTAGGGCTGGTCAAATTATAGGACAAGGATTCTCTGGAACCAAAACACAACTTGGTGTTAAGATGAGTATCACTGTGAAGAAACAAGGGTGTGCTAATTTAAAACAAATTATAGAAGATGATAAATTAACCTTTAATGATTATGAAATTATTGCTGAATTAACTACATTCATTCAGAAAAAACAATCCTTTGAAGCAGATGAAGGATATCATGATGACCTTGTGATGTGTATGGTTATCTTTGCTTGGTTGGTACAGCAAGAATATTTCAAAGAAATGACTGATAATGATGTTCGTCAGAGAATATATGATGAGCAGAAGAATCAAATTGAACAGGATATGGCACCATTTGGATTCATAACAACAGGTCTAGAAGGTGATGAAGGTTTTGTTGATGGTGATTCTGTTTGGGAGTATGGAGAGACACAAGAAGATGTTTCTTACATGTTACCATTTTAGCGTGGAAGTCAACAAAAGAATAAATAATTTTAGATTAATATTGGCACTACACGAGGAGTTAAAACATGGCAAGTCAAGTCTCGCCTGGAATTGTTCTTAAGGAACGTGATCTATCTAATGCTGTAATTGTTGGCGCATCACAAATTACTGCTGCTCATGCGTCTACTTTCCAAAAGGGTCCGATTGGAACAGTTGTTAGCGTTGCATCACAGAAAGAACTGATTTCAGTTTTTGGTGCTCCCGCAGAAGGCAACGCAGAAGATTGGTTCGTTGCTTCAGAATTTTTAAATTACGGCGGCAAGTTAGCAATTACTCGCGCTAACACTGGAGTTACTAACGCAAATGGTACAGCAGCAGCAAACGTTCTAGTCAAGAGTTATGATGACTGGAATGAAGGTAGTGGAAACAACAATCAATATGTTGCTAGGACTGCCGGTTCATGGGGTAATGGACTTATGGTTGTTGTGGTTGATCGTGGTGCCGATCAAAACGTCACATTCAGCAATCCTCCTGCTGCTATTGCTGCTGGAAGTACATTAACATTTACTGGTGGACAACAAGCTGTTGTTCATACAGTTAAGACAAACGCTGTTACAGGTGTCGTTGAAGGTGCTGCAGTTATTCTTAATAAGAATGCTAATGGTGGTTTCACACGACTAACTACTTCTGATACTTTAGATACTCCTGATACAGGTGCTGCTGCGACACTTACTGTTACTGCTCCTGGTGTTGGATATACTGATGGTGATGTGGTGACCACTACATCGAATGGTGGTGGCATCAACACAACTGTTACGGTTGGTGTAACAAATGGAGATCCAACAGCGATTGGTTCTTTGCAACCAGGTACTGGTTATAACAATGCCGGTGGTGTGATGCCTACAACTGGTGGAACTGGTACTGGATTAGAGGTTACCACCACTGTAACCGCAGGCGCTGTACAAACTGCAGTAATTTCTAATGCAGGTAATGGACAATATCTAGTTGGAGATTCGATTACAATTGATGGTGGTAATGCTAACTCCACATTTGAAATCACTGCAATCGAAGGTCCAGCTGCTACTATCACATTAACAACTGCTGGTACTGGTCATAGTGTTGGAGATGTTATTACATTAACGACAGGTGATGCAGTATTCACAGTTGATAGTGTAGTTGATACTGCTATCGTTCTGACTGCTGTTAATGACTGGTACACTAACGAGACAATTGGCAATACAGGTTTAACACTTGGTTCTATTGGTCCTCGTCCTGGTACTTCTGCATTTGCATCTGGTCTTAATATCAGTTATGATGAAATTCATTTTGCTGTTATTGATACAACAGGTGCTTATAGTGGTTCTGCTAACACAGTTTTAGAAAGAATTCTGTATGCATCTAAACTATCAGATGGCAAGAGTACAGAAGGTGCTGCTGTTTTCTATCGTGATGTAATTAATAATCAATCCGATTTATTCTATAACGGTACTGTTATTGCTGGAGTATCCAATCCTTCTACTGCTGGTGTTGGAGAATCTTGGGATCAGTCTTCTGGTGCTTTGAGTGCTAATGATCTATTACAGATTTCTGGTAAAGTAGAAACTACTCTATCTGGTGGTACTGATGATTATGCATACTCAACTGCTGAAATTTCAGATGCTTTTGATGAGTTTGCTGATACAGAAACAGTAGACGTTGATTTCATCCTAATGGGTGGATCACTTTCTACACAAACTGATACTAAAGCAAAGGCAGCTAAGGTTATTGGAATTGCTTCTGGTCGTAAGGATTGTGTAGCATTTGTTTCTCCTCATAAAGGAAACCAAGTTGGAACCTCAGGTGCTCTTACTAATATTAAACAGAAAGAGAACACACTTGAATTCTTTGAAGGTCTAACTTCTACTTCATACGCTGTCTTTGATAGTGGTTATAAGTATTACTATGATCGCTTTAATGACAAGTATCGTTACATTCCATGTAATGGAGACATTGCTGGTTTATGTGTTTCGACTTCCACGCAACTTGATGATTGGTATTCACCTGCAGGTGTAAATCGTGGTTCGCTACGTAATGCAATTAAACTTGCTTACAACCCAAGCAAAGCAGATAGAGATGAACTCTATCAATCAAGAATTAACCCAGTTGTAGTCTTCCCTGGTAGTGGTGTTACACTATTCGGTGATAAGACTGCACTAGCTTCGCCATCTGCTTTCGACAGAATTAACGTTCGTCGTCTCTTCCTCAACCTTGAGGAGCGAGTTGGTAATCTTGCGAAGACAGTACTATTTGAACAAAACGATGCGACAACTAGAAGCTCTTTCTCCAGTGCAGTAAACTCTTACTTATCTGAAGTACAGGCTCGTCGTGGCGTAACTGATTTCCTCGTGGTATGTGATGATACAAATAACACACCTGACGTAATTGATCGTAACGAATTTGTTGCCGAACTATTCGTCAAACCAACTCGTTCTATCAACTACATTACGGTTACTTTCACCGCAACGAAGACTGGCGTCTCGTTTAGTGAAGTTGTTGGACGATAAAAATATACACAATAATCCAGGAAATTAATTAGGAGAAATCATGACAGACTCACTTACAAGAATTGACACTTTTCTAACACACATCCAAGAAGGCGTTAAGCCTAATATGTTTGTGGTTGATGTCAATTTTCCAGAAGCACTTTCATTAACAAGTCAGGAAAATAAGAATATAGTAAACTTGCTTTGTAAGTCTACTGCACTTCCGGCATCAAATTTAGGTGTGATTGAAGTTCCTTTTAGGGGAAGAACAGTTAAGATTGCAGGTGATCGTACCTTCGATACATGGACTGCTACCTTCTTCAATGATAAGGATATGTTAATTCGTTCCTTCTTTGAAGAATGGTTGGAGAAAATGAATACACACAAATCAAATACTGCTCCTCTTTACAAACCATCATCCGGCACTAGTGCTGCTGATAAAGGTTATATGGCAACTGTTTCTGTGAAGCAGATGCGTAAGGATGGCACTGATAGTGGAACTGTTTTACGTCAGTATGATCTTCTTCATTCTTTCCCAACTAATGTTTCCCAGATTGATCTTGCTTATGACAGCAATGATCAGATTGAAGAATTCAGTGTTGAATTCCAGTACAGCTACTGGTTATCTCCTTCTACTCCAACTGCCGGTGGTCAAGGACTTGCTTCGGGGGTAACTGATGGACCAACATTTGGCAGTGGTATACAGGAGTAGATATCCAATATAAATAGTACTAGCAATAGATAGCATACTGTTATGAGTCAACTGTTTGGTTTTCTAATTAATAAACAGGGGGAACCAAAAGGACAATCTCCAATTCCCCCAAATAGTGATGATAGTGTAGCCACCGTAGCAGGTGGCTATTTTGGTACTTATGTTGACGTTGAAGGTGTATCTCAAAATGAGTATGAACTCATTAAAAGATACAGAGATATGTCACTTCACCCAGAAGTGGATACAGCAATTGATGAAATTGTTAATGAATTTGTCGTTAGTGATGCCAATGATAGTCCTGTTGAAATAGAACTATCAAATTTAAACATTAGTGCAGGTATTAAAACTAAAATTCGTAATGAATTTGATCATATCAAAAAACTTTTGAATTTTGATAAGGGCGCACACCAGATAATTAGAAGCTGGTATGTAGATGGAAGAACTTATTATCATAAAGTTATAGATTTAGACAACCCCAAATTGGGTATTCTTGAGTTAAGGTATATTGATCCACTCAAGATTCGTAAAGTAAGACAAAAAATAAAAGATCCTTCTCAGACATCTAACCCGCAGTTAGTTCGTGGTACTGCTTTAGAATATGATTGGGGTAATTACGTAGAGTATTACATTTATAAACCACGAGGATTCTCTGGTTCTATGAGTATGCCTCAAAATTCTTCTTCTGATTTTTCAACAGCAGAAGGAATTAAGATTGCATATGATTCAATTGCTACTGCAAATTCAGGTGTAACAGATCTGAATAAGAAGTATACCTTAAGCTTCATGCATAAGTCGATTAAGTCATTGAACCAATTGCGAATGATTGAGGACGCCTTAGTTATATACAGGCTTTCAAGGGCACCTGAACGTAGGATCTTTTACATCGATGTTGGTAATTTACCAAAGGTAAAAGCAGAACAATATCTACGTGATGTGATGGCTCGTTATCGTAACAAGTTAGTTTACGATGCTAACACTGGTGAGATCAGAGATGATAAAAAGCATATGAGTATGCTTGAGGATTTCTGGTTGCCACGTAGAGAAGGTGGTAGAGGAACAGAAATTTCAACACTACCAGGAGGACAGAACCTTGGAGAACTTAAAGACGTTGAGTATTTTAGGAAAAAATTATACAACTCCCTTAACCTTCCTCCTTCAAGACTCACAGATGACAATAAAGCTTTTAATCTTGGCAAGACTACTGAAATACTGCGAGATGAACTTAAGTTCACCAAGTTTATTGGCAGACTCCGCAAGAGATTTTCTGCACTATTCCAGGATATTCTAAAAACTCAATTGATTCTTAAAGGTATCATTGCTCCAGAAGACTGGGATGATATGGAGGAGCATATTCAATATGACTTCCTCTTTGATAATCACTTTAATGAATTAAAGGAACAAGAGTTGCTGATGGCAAGAATTAATCTTGTAACACAGATGGATCCATTTGTTGGTAAGTACTTCTCCACAGAGTATTTGCGTCGTCATGTTCTACAACAGAACGACAAAGAGTACAAGGAAATGGACAAGCAAATGAAGTTTGATATTGATACTGGTGTAGCACTTAACCCTGCTGATGTTACTAGTTTTGATATGATGGATCGTCAGAATGATGCCTTTGCTCCGGAGATTCAAGCACAACAGCAAGATGATCAAGCAGCAC